TGTTCCGCTAGCGTTCAAAGTCACTTCTTCTTCTAGCTCCGCATAATTTGTATCAAGACCAGATACAAGCACTTTTACGCCAGAATCTGTAGCGCCTCCTGCGGAGGTGACTGTCATAGCTACCGCGGAACCCGGATATGCGTATAAACCGCCTGCATCCCAGACGGTTTCACTTACGTTAATGATATTAGGGTTGTAACCATATTTAAAAAGCGTGTTGTGATACGCAATTTGGTCACGAGAAGACTGAAGCTCGAACGGCTCCGAAGTCCCTACCCTTGATATGGAACTGACTTCACGAGCCATTCGAGCCTCCTGTTACGACAAGAAGACAGTCACGCTATCCAAAGCGGTTTCGTCTATATACAGGTCTGTATCAAAACGAATGCCGTCATCTGGAATGTTGACTGAAAAAGTGTCACTTGTTTGAAGATCAAGCTGTAGCTTGATCCCGCCAGATGCGCCGCCGTCACGTAAAATAATAGCGGGGGCTCCAGCAGCTTCGGTATTTACCGTAAGCTGGCGCAAACGGCACGGTCCACTATAGATCGTGCCGTCTCCGTCTGTGCCTACGTCCCGATATTTGGAAAATATCAGAGATCCAGCCATAGCTTACCCCTCTTTCTTTGTTACAGCCTTTTTCACGGCCTTTACGGCCTTTTTAAGAGGCTTTTTGCTACCGTTAAGCTTACCCATGATAAGCCCCTATTAAACAGCAGCGGAGAAAGGAGTAGCTTCTGTGCCAGTGGCCGCTGTGCGGACTACAACAGAAAACTTGTTGCTAGCAACGTCCTGAAGTTCCACCTGTGCGCCAAGAATACCGCCAGTCGTTGACCCGTCCATAGTGATGGTGTCGCTGTCAGCAGCAGTTTCAAAGATAGACGCAGTATCGCCGCCGTCGTTAGCTACAATAGCCATACCAGACATTGTGTCGCTAGAATTAGCAACCTGAATGATATAGTCGTTTGAAGTAACGGTGGTTGCTACAAAGAACTTGTAGATGTTGCCTGTTCCGCTAGCAGCAGGGAGAGTGACAGTCGCGCCACTTGCAATATCCAAAACCATAGTGCGGCCTGCATTTGCGGCAGATGTCATGGTAGCGTTAGCTGTTACGGAAACGAGAGAGTCAGAGCCAGAAATAAAACCGGCAGTGGAGGTCACGGGACCCGAAAAAGTTGTAGAAGCCATTTTATCACCTCTTGCACAAGGGTTCGCTCTGTAGTCCGTGCAATGTCAGGTGGGCAGGATCCTGTCTACAAAGCTAAAGTTACGCCCAAAATAAGTATACCGCAAAAAAGAAAGGGCGGCAACTGCCGCCCTTTCTCATTTGTAAAAGATGTTTACGCTGCGCCCGGAGTACCGAAAACACAACGCCAATCTGAGACGCCGAAGCTGTAACGCTCACGAGCCTTAAACCGCATGTTTCCGGTGTCAAAATCACCTTCCATTGCAGTTTTAATCGCTGCGCGGTTGAAGTACTTGAAGCCGTTTGGAGCATCTGTCTTGATGAAGAAAGCATCCGTGTCGGTCAGGAAGTGGTTAACCACTGCCCCGTCAGGAAGCATTCCCATGCTCTTCACCGCGTTCAAGTCATTGTCCGCTGTTGAAGAACGGAGGTTTGAGTTAATCACCCGCTCTGCAATGAATTGCAGCTCTTTAGGGATAATCAACTTCGTACCGCGTACTGCAATCTTCAGACCACGCTCGTCAGTCAAACCAGCAATGTCAATCAGCATCTGCTCAAGAGAAGTCTCGTTGAGGTCAGCCGCAGTAGCCAGAATATTGGTCTGGTTACCTGACAATGATGGGTGAGCGTTTGAACAAAGTGCTGCACCATCGCCAATCGCATTACCGCCGGTTGCGCTGAACGCATTGTTCAGAATAGCGGCAGCTTTGATCTGCTTTGTCTGAGCCATTGAACGGGCCAGAGCTTTGGTGTAGCGTGATGCCAGACGGTCATACAGGTTGTCTTCGATAGCTTCCTCAGTGATTGAGAACGCCAGAGCGATTGTTTCGTGTGTGTACCGTGCTGTGTAGGTCTCTTGTGCATCGTCAAAACTGATGGCTCCGCCTTCAGATTTTGTTGGTGCCGTTGAAAATCCACCGAGCATCACCTCTTCTTCAAATGCACGATCTGATGACTCTTCGTCATAGATTTCAGCATGCTCATTTTCGTAGCGGTCGTACTCAAGGCCGAACAAAGCATTCAGGCCGGGCTCAAGCTCTTTCGCTAGTTGTGCGCGAGAAATAGCCATTTTCTATCCCCTCCTTAAACGCCCGTTGAAGTCGCAGTAGTCTGCGAGTCAAAACGGCTTGTGTTTGCGTTGAAATGTGCATTCAACCGAACAATCAAAGGAATACCCGCAGCGGCAAAGTCGCTGTTGGCTTCGTCATCCATGATTCCTACAATCCGCAGCGGCAAAGTCGCTGTTACGGCAATTGAAGACACGCTAAGTGCACCGTTTGCGCTACCCGTGTTGGTAGAGCCGGTGCGGGCTGATGTGCCCAAAGATGCGTTAGCAAAAATGGCTGCCTGTGCGGTTGCACGGTCAGTCAATGATGCGTCAGAAGCAACTTTGAACAGTTGGTTTGGATTGTCAGCCACAAACGCCTTTACAGGGTAGTTTGTGTCAACGCTGACTGAACCAGAACCCGGCCAGTAGTTGAGCCATACAGGCTTCTTCTGGACTGAGTCTTGGTATTGAACGCCCATCAGGACACCCAATGCTGGAGTTGTGCCACCGTCGGTAGCACCAGCATAATCAATAACGCCAGCAGCAGTCGGGACTACAATAGCGTACTGATAGATTGGGTTGCCGTTGGCGGATGAGATTTCATATTCGGTTACACCGGTAGAATTAACACCACTTCCAACTAGCCCGATAGGACGAAGACCATAGGCAGTGTTTTGGTTTGCCATTTGATTTTTCTCCTAATCAGGGCGACCCTATCTCTGTGGGCCGCCAAAAGTTACACGAGATTGACGATCAGGTTTATTGATCGTCATGGATGAATGAGCATTCTCGCGCATCATATCTTGGTCCACGGCTTGCATTTGATCCGCACTTCTTTGGTTAAAATATGCGGTTCTTTCTGCCACCGTTTCCACTGGAATCCGTGCGAGAATAAGGCCACCTACTCCAAACACACCTTCGTACTTACCTGAGTCAACTACCGGGGCCTCAAAGTCAGGGTACTCGTCCTTACGAACCAGTTCCCAACCTTCGCGCATCTTAGCGCTTACGTTTTTAGTATCGTCAAAACCACGGGTTTCAGCCCTGATCCAACGATGCTTAAAACCATCCGGTGCAGGCGGTGCATCCAACATAGATGGGGGAGCCCACGGCTTACGCTTTGCCGTTTTCTCCCGAGTTTGATTTGCGCGAGAAGTCCGATCAATGTTCTGTTCTGTCATTTTCCTTACTCCTTCACGTATTTCGCGTATTCTTCAAGCGGCACACCCAATTTTTTCGCTATTGCGACTTGGCTAGGGGTGAGTCTAACCTTTTTCCCACTACTGCGCCCAGAACTACTGCGGGATACGGAAGCAACCGTCTGAGCGGGCCGTCTGCTACCACCGTTTAGCTTATGCGGAAACTCTTCCACCATACGCTTATCTAATTCATTATAGTACTCATCGGACTGCGGGTCAAACCCTTCGTTTTCAATAAGCTTTTTGTGGATGCCAAAAGCTGCGTACGTCATAGCTTCATCTTCCCCAAACCACTCATTTCGAGACGCCCAACGCTGGGCTTTGGGGTCCGGCATTTTAGGTTGAGACGGCATAGGCTGCTCAACCTGTGCGCGTTGCTGCGCGGCAGCGGCTTTACTGTACCGATCCTGCTGTGCCCTTGCCTGTTCAGCTCTGTCGTTCTCAATAGCTAACCGCGTGATCTTACGCTGAGCTTCTACGACACCCGCAGTATCACCAATCTCAATAGCAACAGCTAGGTCACTTTCGGCGGCGGCGATCTGAGTTTCAACCCGGCTGCTATACTCTTTCACATAGCTGTTGTCCAAATGGTCCATGCGCTGTTTAAGAGAGCTAGCTTCAGCCTGTACGTTTTGAGCGTACCTTATAGCCTCTTCCCTTTGGCGCTCAGCCTCCCGCATCTTTTTTGTAAGACGATCTATGCGCTTCTGCGTAGCGTTCTCCGCCTTATCAAAGTTGTCATCGGAAGATGCCGCAAGCGAGGCATCGTCGGAAGATGCCGCAAGCGAGGCATTGTCATCACCACCGGGCAATTCGACTTCTTGTTCTTGCGCGTCGTCTAAATCTAATTCGATTTGATCTTCTTTTTCTTCTGCCATTTTTTTCTCCTAGAAATGCAAAATATCTTCGGGTTCTTTGATGCGCGATAAAATCTCGTCATCATTTAGAATACGAACCTCGCCACCATCAATTTTAAAACGAGACCCCGCATAACGAGCAAACATCACCCAGTTACCCTGCTCGCACCACGGACCAGAGGGAAACTTCTCTGGGTCCTTGTAAGCCAGAGGTCCCACTTTTAGGACATAACCAACTTGCGTAGATATTGTCTGCTCTTCCACTACCTTATCCGGCAAATAGATTCCGCCGTCAGTTTTACCTTTTCCGCGATAGGGGAGAATAAGCAAACGCCAGCCCGTTGGGTCCGGCATCCTTTCTAGGAGAGAACCACCGATAGACTCGGGGTCCAGTACCTTATCAGTAACATCCTTGTAAGCTGAAGCGAGGTTTGCGACACCCTCCGCTGCGCCTTCAAGGTTAACTTTTTGCGCTTTAGCCATTGCTTTGCTCCTGTTTATCTAGCAGGCCCTTGAGTTCCTGTTCCACGTGATCTAGGGACTTTAAGTTTCCCATGAGCTCACGATACTGCTCGATGTTCTTAACATTGTCATAAATCAACAAGTCTTGAACTGCTTGCCGCCGCTCCCGAATAATCCGAAA